TCACAATTTGTATCAACTGTAATGACTGGTGACTCATTGTACTTTGATACCGTTCCAGTAATTGAAAATGATATTATTCTATCTTTAGCAGATAATCAACTATACAAAGTTACATCATCCGCTACGTTAGAGACAGTATCATCATCTTCTGGAGACTATGTTTATGTTCTATCCGGCCTTGAGTATGGAAACAAAAACTTTATAAATACTAGTGGATCGTTCACAAAAACAGGAATTTCAAAGAAATTTGTCTACAACTTGGTCATAGATCAGTAAAAATAACACAAATATGGTACTATAATGATATGAAAAATCTAAAAATTACTAAAGTTGAAGACAGGTCTCCATATGGAATTTATGTATGGTTGCTTCCAGATGGAAATGTTTTTAAAGATAATGAGAATAATGTTTTAAATATTCCCTCTATGCGCGGAGATATAACAAAAATGCTAGAAATATCTAAAGCCGCTGCTCACTATGGTCAACCTGATGGAAAGGCTGTATTTATTGCAGGTGTTGGTAGAATTTCTGATGAAGAATATGAAATAGATAAAGAAAGAATGGAAAACGGACTACTTCCACTAGGAGATACGGGGGCGTGGCGAGATGCAAAACGAAATACAAGAGCCATTGATTCAAGAAGTTAGATTATCAAGTGCTCAGCCGTCAACTGCTATAGCCACTGATACTGATGATTTTAAAATTTCTGCTGAAGAGATTTTAAAACTAAACGGTATCTCTCAAAACTTTAAAAGAGCAGTTTCAAGAAAACTTAATAAGGCTCTAATAACTGCTGGCGGGCAAATAATAGAATCAGATGGAAACATGTATTCTGGAGACAATGCTTCATCAAAACAAATTATTCCAGATAAATATGGCTATGGTGTTTTTGATGTAGTTGAGCCAACATATAATCTTATATCATTGTCAAAAATATATGAAGTTTCTGGTCCAAACTTTGCGGCTATTAATGCTAAGGCTTCTAATATTGTTGGTTTGGGTTATGATCTAAAACCATCAAATTCTGTTATGCAAAGAATGGAAGACATTACAGATCAAGAAGAACTTTCAAGAGTAAGAAAGAACATATCAAAAGCAAAGACTAGGGCCATTGATTGGCTTGAATCTAGAAACGATGATGACACATTAACAGCAACTTTAATGAAGGTATATATTGATGTTGAGTCAACTGGTAATGGATATATTGAAATTGGTAGAAAATCAAATGGTGAGATTGGTTATATTGGACATATTCCATCTGCCACAATGAGAGTAAGAAGAATAAGAGATGGGTTTGTTCAAATAGTTGCTGGCAAGGCAGTATTTTTTAGAAACTTTCAGGATACTGAAACAAAGAATCCAATAACTACAGATCAAAAACCAAATGAGATTATTCATATAAAGAACTATACTCCAACAAACACTTACTATGGAATCCCAGCAATTATTGCAGCCAAAAATGCAATGGCTGGTAATGAGTTTGCTTCAAGATTCAACCTTGAGTACTTTGAAAACAAAGCAGTTCCACGCTATATCTTTTGGATAAAAGGCGCAAAAATGTCCAGAACTGCTGAAGAAAGACTATTTGAGTTTTTTCAAGGTAACATAAAGGGACAAAACCATAGAACAGTAATTGTTCCTATTCCAGCAGACACACCCGAATCAAAAGTAGATATGAAGATGGAAGCGGTTGAATCAAGTATTCAAGACTCATCATTTTCTAATTACTACAAGTCTAATATTCAAGAAATTCTTATGGTTCATAGAACACCTGCCTCTAAAGTTGGCGCGGCAGAGGGAATTGGTCTTGCTGCTGCCAGAGAAGCAGATAGAACATTCAAAGAACAAGTATGTCGTCCAGCACAGGACTCACTTGAGAAAAAGATAAATAAAATTTTAGAAGAGAAAACAGATATTTTCAGATTTGAGTTTAACGAGTTAACTCTTACTGATGAAGAAACTCAATCTAAGATTGATGAAAGATATCTTAGAATGAAGACAATCGTTCCAAACGAAGTAAGATCAAGACTTGGATTAACAAGTTTACAAGATGGTGATGTTCCAATAGTTCTCACTGGACAGCAAGCAGCAGAACAAACTGCTCAGGCTACCAGAAATAGGTTAAGAGATCAAAATCGTTCATCAAATCAGTCAGACTCTGCGGAACTTCCAAGATCAACGCAGGGCGATGGAAGACAGCAAGATTAAATAAAATAGGATTGTTATATAATATTAATATGAAAGAAATATATAAAGCACATTTTGAAAGTGATGATACCAATTTGCGATTCACTATGCCTATCGCTAAGGTCGATGAAGAACGACGCATGGTTAGTGGATTTGCAACGTTAGACAACATTGATCGTCAAGGAGACAAACTTCTTTCAGAGGCTTCAAGACAAGCGTTTGAAAACTTTAGAGGAAATGTGCGTCTCATGCACCAGCCAATCCCGGCTGGCAAGGTAGTTTCTTTTAGAGAAAATTCTTTTTATGATCCAAAGACGGCTAAATCTTATAGCGGAGTCTTTGTTGATGCTTACATTTCTAAGGGTGCAGAAAATATCTGGCAGATGGTTCTTGATGGAACATTAACAGGTTTTTCTATCGGTGGAAAAATTGTTGACTTTGAACCGGGAATGGACGATGAAACAGAACAGCCTATTCGTATTGTAAAGAAATATGAACTTATGGAACTATCACTTGTTGATAGTCCAGCAAATCAGTTTGCTAATATATTGTCAATTCAAAAAGTTGATAATGAAATAGTAACAACTGGGATTGCTACAGGTTTCTCGGTTGAGAATATTTTCTGGTGTAAAGAAGATGAAATTGCTATTACTGAATCACTAGAAGTTGCTGATTGTGTAATGTGTCATAAATCTATGGATATTATTGGTTGGGTTGAGTCAGAAGATTCTGATAAAGATTCTGAAATTTCTAAGGCTGTTAGTTCAGTTATGCAAAAAAAGATGCATGTTGAAGATATTGAAGATGAAGAAGAAGATGTAATGAAAGAAACTATAACTAACGAAACTACAATTAATAGAAATCCAGAGCAAGGTCTTCCCGGTAAAGTTTCTCAAACAATGAGACGAGCAAAGAAGAAAAGAATGTATAAAGTTTCTGCTGGAGAGGTTTCATCTGGAGATTTTGTTGCGTATGCTGTCAACAAAGATCCACAACCAACACAGTATGCTAAAGGTAAAATTGAATCTATAAAAAGATCTGGATCTGTTAAGGTTCGTGGAACAAATGAAATGATTGAGGCTACTAATGATAATCCTGTAGCAATAGTTAGAGTTTATCGTGAGACTGCATCTGGTAAGTTTGTTCCTACAGATAGAAGAGTTGCTAAAAAACTTAGTAACCTTAAAAAACTAAAGCCTTTGGAAAAAAAAATTGAAAAGGCTGAGTCTGGATCTACTGCAAGATTAAGAGAATTAGTAACACAACATAATGAAAAATATGGTAATGTTAGTTCTAAGAAAGTAACTTTTGCTATGCTTAGACAAGTATACAATCGTGGTATAGGAGCGTATAGAACAAATCCAAGTTCTGTACGCCCAAATGTCGCATCAGCAGAGCAATGGGCGCTTGCTAGAGTGAATGGTTTCCTTTCTGCTGTAAGAACCGGAAGATTTAAAAGAAAACCGTTTGATACAGACTTATTGCCAAAGGGTCATCCTTTAGCAAGTAAGAATAAAACAGAATCAATGAAAAAGTTTGATTCAAATAATGAAGGAGGTGTTGAAGTGGCTGATAATGTAGAAAGCCCTGAACTTGACACCGCCGATGCCGAAGAGGTTGAATTCGAAGTGGAAGAGACAGTAGAAGAGATTGACGAAGAAGACGTTGATCTTGAAAAGGCTGACGGCGTAGAGAATCAAGCCGTTGACACTTCCGAACAATTTGATCTTGCAAAGGCTTTAGGCGAGGTTAAGGATCTGGTTGAAAAAGCCATTGCTAACTCAATTGAGTCAAGCAATAACGGAATGACTCTAATTTCAGAGTCAGTATCCGATCTTGCCAAGTCTTTAAACGACAAGGTGGCAGAAATGCAGAGTAAGTACGAGGAACTTACAAAGAGTTTGGCTGATCTTACAAAGAATACAGAAGAGTTATCCGTAAGAGTTAACTCTGTAGAAGAAGATACAGCAATAAAGAAGTCTGGTGAACTTGAATATAGTTTGTCAGAACAACCCGTATTGAGAAAGTCAATGTGGGGCGGGCGTTTCCTCAATTCCGCAGAAATATTTTAATTAAATTATGAAAGAGAGGTGTAATTAAATGAGCGATGTAATTAATAAAGCAGTAACAAATGTTGGTACTGGTACAATCATCTCTGATATTGCTAATACCAATATGGAGAACTTGACAACAAATCCAACAACTCAGGCTGGTGGTGTTCTTTTACCAGAACAGTCTCGTCAATTCCTAGACTACATTTTTGATCAGATGGTTCTTGGAAATGATGGTCGTAGACAGGTTATGCGTGCAAATACAGCAGAATTTGACAAGATTCAAGTTGGAACTCGTCTTATTCGTAAGGCTTCTCAAGCAAGCGACAGTGTTTTTAACGCAGACACCAACACATCAGCAACATATGTTAACCGTGGTGCTCAATTCACTAAGGTTGAGATTGTAACAACAAAGTTCCGTCTTGACTACGAACTTTCAACTGAAGGTCTTGAGGATAACATTGAAGGAGCGGCTCTTGAAGACCATATTGTACGCCTAATGGCATCACAATTTGGTAATGACCTTGAGGATATTGCAATCAATGGTCAAGCGACAGACGCATCAACTGCTTCATATGCAGGTGTTTTCTATCCATACACTCTTGATGGATTCGTAACACTTGCTGATGGTGCCGCTGGTGGAACTCACTTTGGCACTGCTGCAACAGTAACAACAGCGTCACAGTACTTCACAGCAGCAACAACATCAGGAGCACTAAAGTCAGGTTCTGCAATTGCATTCTTTGAAGCACTTTACAATGCACTTGGACGTAAGTACAAGGCTCGTAGAGGCGAACTTAAGTTCTATGCTTCAACAAAGAATATTCAGACACTTCTAACAGATCTACGCACAATTGGATCTGGTGGAGTCCCTGAAGATATTGCTTCTGGCGTTCTCCGTGGTACACCAGCCCGTGTTGGTGGCCCATCAGGTATGACAACTTCTATCTTTGGTATTCCAGTTATGGAAGTTCCGCTGTACCCCGACCATTTCGTTGACTTGACATTCCCACAAAATAGAATTTGGGGATTCCAAAGAGACGTAACTGTTCACCGCGAGTTCAAGCCAAAGAAGGATACAATCGAATACACAGTCTATGTTCGCATGGGCTTAAATATCGAAGAACTATCTGCTATGGCAAAGGCAAACGCTGCAACAGGCTGATATAACTAAATATAGGTTGAGGGGCTGCATTGCAGCCCCTTTTCCTATTATCGAATGTGTAGTAAAATATATATTGAGGTGACTTATTTGTGATTGAATATTTACGATCCGATAATACTGATTTAGAGATTAAATACACTGCTGCTTCTGGAATTACTTCTGTTGTTTTTGAAGTGTATGATCTTGATACTAATGACTTTGTTCAGGCTGGAACAGCGGCTTCTGGAGCCTCATCAATATTTACTGCTACTTTAGATAAAAGTTCTATAGAGTATGATAGAAACTTAAAATTTGAATGGATAAGTAGCACCGCTTCAGGATCTGATAGTACTATAAATTATTATTCTATAGCAACTCCATATGCTACTGCTACAAGAATAAGATCATTAGCCAGCATTGATTCTTCAGTTACCGATTCAACATTAGAAAAAGAAGAAAAGAAGGCTAGAAACTTTATAAATTCTATGACTAGAACAACTTTTACAAAAAAGTATGACACTATTGTTGTTTATGGAAATAATACAGATATCTTAACTTTATCAGAACCAATATTAGAAATTCATAAAATTTATGAAGATGATATCTTAATGTATGATTCAGTATCAACTGCATCATTTAATAATTTTGATTATAATATTGAACCAAGCGTTTCTAAATGGAGAATTAAGGCCATCTCTAACAGCAATTCTTCATCTGCTAGAACAATCTCAGATGATAGAGAACTTCTTGAAAGTCCTGATATTTCAGTTATTGCATATGATGGAATATTTAAAAAAGATTGTGCATACAAGGTTGTTGGAATTTTTGGATATAGTTATGTTCCTAATAAAATTGAATTAGCATCCGCACTTCTTGTTGAAGATTATTTATGTAATGATTGGAATATAAGAAATAAGGGAATTCAATCAACCAAAAATGATTCATATGAAATACAGTATGGAAAAGATTTTGCTGGCGGTACTGGAAACCTAATGGTTGATGCTCTCCTTGCTGACTGGACACAAACACCTAGTTTTATGGCGGTATAAAATGGGTAAATGTATAGCATCAACAGCATATACAATGAAGGCAGATATTTATACAAGAACTGTTACTCAAGATTCTACTGGAGCAATGGTAACAAACTGGTCATTTGAGAAAACTGTTGACTGTATTGCTAGAAGTATTATTAGGGCTGGTATTGGAGACAATTCAACATCAATTGCTATTAATGATTATTTAAATACATTAAATTCAATGATAAAGTTTAGATGTTCTCAGGTTTTGTCTTCAGATAGAAGAGTTGTCAGAATAAGAAATGATGATGGTGTTATATTTTTAGAAAATCAAGATCCATCTTCTGCCGGTGGATTTCAAGGATCAACAATCTACGAACCAAGAGGGTCAACCCCAATGGTTGGTTTTGATGGAACTGTTATTGGATATGAAACTATTTTAATGCGTCAAGAAATACAAAAGTTGAGTGTGTAAACATGATTTCTATTTCTAAAACAAAGGCTGGATTTAATACTGGTGGGATGCCAGAAAAAATTCTGGCGCTTGCTGAATATGATAGAGCATTAATTAGTTCTATTTACATAAGCAAAGAGAACAAAGCAATTATAGAAAGAGCGGCGGCTAATGTAGTTTCTAACTATTTTAATGAACTTCTTGACGCTAAGGCTAGAGTTATGCCTTTATCTTTTCACCATGTTTATGAGCATAATCAAGTTGGAACTAGAAGTGGAAGACTTTTTGAAAAACAAGTAACATCAACAGGTGCTGGAGCAACTATAAGTTATAGTTTTAAACCTTCAAGAACTCGTACAGAAAGTGGTTATATATTTAAATATAAGGCTAGTGTTATGGAATCTGGACAAATGGTTAGAGTTGTTCCTGTTAACGCAACAGTTTTATATTTCTTTTCGGAAAAAGTTGGAGCATATGTCTTTTCATTCGGATCACTTATTCCAAATCCCGGTGGAAAGGCTGTAAAAAATTCATTTAAAAATGAATTTAATAATTTTACTAGATATAAAGCAAAAGGAGTTCTGATACAATTAGGATTCTGGACAAAGGTTCATCGTGCTCTTGTTCTAAAAAGAAAAATGAAGGTGAGTAAAATAAACTATCAAGGATTAACTATTCCATCATCTGTAGTTAGCAAGTCAATTGCGGATGCTCAAAGAGATGCTCATCAAGTGGCAACGGGGGTGCTGGCATTAAGTGGCGAGTGACTATACAAAACTACCTATAGTTTTAATTAATAATTTTATTTGGGATCTAGCAAGTGGATCTGTTTCTGGATACCCAACTATATCTTCTGCGGTATGGAATATAAGCCAATATGTCTATAAACCATTTTTTCCGGTCAATGAGAATCTAGCACCTGACTCTAGTAAAATGCCTTATATTCTTTATGACTACTCTTTTAAAATGCCTAATATGAATACATTTTGGCCTCTTCAGTCAGAAACAGCAATGTATACCATAGTTGGCGATGTTCCACAAATTTTCTATCTTAAGAATTTTATATATGACACTTTAAAGAAATATGATACCAGTGCTCAGGAGATTAATAAGCATATAAAAGATACCACAATAAACTTTAAATGTATTCATGTTGATCAGCAAAACTTTATAGTTGACGAAAGACGTATAGATAGTTATAAACCTAAGTATTTAACAAGTTTATTATTAACATATGATTACACAAAATAATAATAAACATGTTAGTATTTAATTGAGGAAACGCATATATTTTTCATAAATTTTGGAGGTGAATTATATGGCTGCTAGAGATTTTAATGCAAAAAATATTATTGTAGGCGCTGCAACAGTATACGCTGGTCCAGATGGAAAAGTTAATACTAAACTAGAAGTTGAAAATGGTGCTCTAAAAACAGCACAAGATCCATTAAACGTAAAAACAAATGGTGCTGCTGCTTCATGGTTCCATCTTGGATATACAATGGATGGTGTCACACTGAACATTGAGCCAACATATCAAGAGGTAATGGTTGACCAACTTCTTGATGTTGCTAGACTTTTCAAGACAGCACAAAGAGTAACAGTTGCTACATCACTAACAGAAGCAACACTAGAAAATCTTTATGTTGCAATTGGAAGCAAGACTGAAGCCAATGGTCAAGATGGAGATTTCCAAGGACCAACAACAGGAGACAACTATTCTCTTGCAAATTCCGATGGTACATTGACTGCACCAACAGCCACAGATAACGTAGTGTATTCTGGCTCTGCTGCTGGTACAGTACCCGCAGTTCTGCATCTTAATGGCGGTGCTCTTGGACAATCCCCAGTTGAAAGATCCATTTGTTTCGTCGGTGCAGCACCAATCAGTCTATCATCAACTGCTCCTTCTGAAAGAATTTACATTCTTTACAGAGCAGTATCAGTTGAGGCTGTTGGAGTTGCTGTAAAGCGTGACGATACTACTGTATTCCCAGTAAGTTTCCGCGCTATGGCAAGCGAGGATTCTGGTGCTAAGGCTCCAGACTCAAATGCTTCATTTGGTAAGATTATCGACAGAGTTCTTTCTGCCTGATAAAATACCTACTATAATAAAGAGCACTATTTTTAGTGCTCTTTATTATTTTTTTATATAATGTATAATTATTAATAGACAATGAAAGGAATAAATATGGCTACAAAAGTTTATGAAACAATTGAGTTAGAACTTCTTGATGGAACAGTCATTACAGTCAAACCTCTTAACCTGAAGAACTTAAGACTTGTAATGAAGGAATGGCAAAAGTCATCTGATATAGAATCAGAAGATGACCTGCTTGACATTCTCATTGCGTGTACATCAATAGCAATGACTCAACTTGCTCCAGAAATAAAAGATGATGTTGAAGAAAAAGTTGACATGCAAACAATGTATAAGATACTAGAAATCGCAGCAGATATTAAACTAAATAACCCAAATCTCCAAGCGACGGATCAGGCACTTCTTGGGATAAACTAGATCTAGTACCAATACTTTCTGAAGTATTTATGCTAGGAATTTGGAAAAACTATGATGAACTAGAATCATCATTATCAATGCCGGAACTTTTATCAATATTAAAAGGTATTAGAGATAATGAAAAAAGACAGCAAAGATTCCTAGCAGCAATACAAGGAATAGATCTAGATAAAGAAGAAGATAGTGTTGAGAGTCAAAATAAAGAAGTTTCAACACTAGAGCAAGTTCAAGCCAGAGCCGTCGCCAGAATAACGGGAGATAAGAATTTAGCAGGAGCAATTGAAAGTGGAATATCTCCAGACTGGGGAGTAGAATATGTAATAGCGGAGGGAACTGAAATTGGCTGAAGTTATTCAGAGTACTCTTATTTATAACGCTCAATTAGGAGCGGCTATGAAGCAGGTATCTCAACTTTCAGCACAAGTCAATACTCTTGCTAACTCATTTAACTATCTTGATGCTGCTGCTAGAAAGTCTCAAGCAGTATTAGCAGCAAATTTTGCTGCCGGTCTTGGAACTATACCGGGATTAGTTACTCAGCAGGTAAGATTAGTAACAGCCACTGAAAATTTCGGAAAGGCTATTCAAAAGAATACTCTTAGTGCAAGACAAAATTTTGCTGAAGCCTTAAGAGGTTATAAACTTCAATCTAAAGTAACTGAACTTGCTAAACAGCAACTTAGATATCGACAGGCGATGGTAACCACTGTTGGTAGAACTGGAGGCGGTGCAGCAAGAGGTCTTGTAACAACTCAACAACTTCTTGACATGTCTAACATGAATACAAGAGTTGCTATGTTGAATGAAAGATTAACAATAACTAATCACTTGATAAAAACAGGTGCAACTCAAATTGTTAATTTTGGTAAGAATATGCAGTGGACTGGTAGACAGTTAACTGTTGGTCTTGCTATGCCTGTTCTTATATTTGGTGGCATTTTTGCTAAAGTCTTCATGGATCTTGATAAAGAAATAACAAGATTCAAGAAGGTTTATGGTAACGATCTAAAAGATACAATAAACTCTTCTACGGATACCATGATAGCAAAGGTTAAAGAGTTAAGTGCTGAAATAGCAAAAAATTATGGTATTGCCATGAAAGACACTGCTGCTCTTGCAGCAGATATTGCTCAAACTGGTCAGGAAGGCCAAAAACTTTTAAATAGCGTTGCTCAAACTACAAGACTTGCTATTCTTGGCGAGGTTGATAGACAAGAGGCTATGAAAGCAACTCTTGCTATTCAGTCAGCATTTGGTGTAAGTACAAATGAACTAGCAGATAAAATTAACTTTCTTAACGCTGTAGAAAACCAAACGTCTACATCTCTTCAGGATCTTGTAGAAGCAATTCCAAGAACTGGTCCAGTTATTAGAGGTCTTGGTGGAGACATTGAAGATCTTGCAGTAATGATGGTAGCAATGCGTGAGGGTGGCGTTGGTGCAGCAGAAGCAGCAAACGCTATCAAGTCCGGTATGGCTTCTATGATTAACCCAACAAAGAAAGCCGCAGAGGTTGCTAAAGGTTTTGGCGTTGATCTCGTTTCAATTGTTGAAGCAAATAAGGGACAACTAATGCCTATGTTAATAGGCTTAAAATCAGAGTTAGACAAACTAGACTCATTTTCAAGATCAAGAGTTATTGAAGAACTTTTCGGAAAATATCAATTTGCTAGAATATCAGCATTATTTAATAATCTTGGAAGTTTTGGTTCTCAGACACAAAAAGTTATGGAACTGGCCGGAGCATCTACCGTTGAACTTGCTGCTATTGCAAATAAAGAATTAAAAGCAATTCAAGAATCTGCTACAGTAAGATTCCAAAGAGCAATGCAAGAAATTCAAATTCAGTTAATTCCTCTTGGAGAATCTTTATTAAATATCTTTATGCCTATTGCTCAAATTCTAAATGGTGTAATAAATAAAGTTAAAGAAATTTGGTCTAGTATGCCAGATCCACTTAAAAATTTGCTTGGAAACTTATTTAAATACGGTGGCGGTGCTGTAATTGTTGCTGGACCAGTTCTAATGTTAATTGGTCTTTTCTCTAATTTACTTGGTAATGCTATTCAACTTGTTAGAATTTTTGGTAATTTCTTACTTAAACTTAGAGGAATGAAGATAGGCAAGTTAGAAATTCTTGATGCTGAAATAGCAGCAGCAAATGCTCAAACTCAATTAATGAATACAACATTAACAACTCAACAAACAATTTATACTGGAATAAATAAAGAACTTCAACTTTATATTAATAATCTTAAGACTCTTGCTATTCAAAATCCAAGACTTTTCGTTCCACCCGGTGCTGGGTTTAGAGCACCAATGGCTCCACCACTATCTGCTGCTTCAACTGCTCAAAGAGTTCTTCACAGAGCAGATGGAAGCAAATCTCCAGAGGGTGGTGTTCCCGGTACTGGTCGTGGAGATAAAATACCAGCACTTCTTGAGCCGGGAGAATTTGTTGTAAATAGAAATGCAACAAATAGGTATGCTCCAATTCTTGCTGCTATGAATGCTGGAACTTTACAAGGTTTTGTTAAAGGAACTAAGGGTGGATCTGGATCAATATCAATGGAAGGGTTTGATAGATCGCATTTAACATCTTCAATTAGTGTATTAATTCAAGATTTACTTAAATTAGATGGTATAGCAAACTTTTTAAGAAAATCATTAGAATCAATGTATGCTGCTGGTGAGAGAGTTGTTAAAGTTTATAGCAATCTTGCTGTCATGCTTCCAAGGGAAATGAACTTAGAATTTGAAAGAAACCAAGGTGTTTCTAAAATAGAGTTAACGACTGCTCTTCAAACTCAAGAAGCATGGAGGTTAACAATGGCTCAAACCGGATTGGCCTTTGATGACCTTAAACCATTTATTGATAGAGTAGTTACTGCTCTTAATGGTTTTCAAGGCGAACTTATAACCTCTGAAATGATTTATCAAACTGTTGAAACAGAACTTGCAGATTTAGCAAGATCTTCAGATGTTGCTGGACAAAAACTTGTTACGCTTGCATCTCAATATGGAACAGTTGCAGCAATGGGTGCAGGCGGAAAAATGGGAAGAGAGCAATTACTTATAAAAGATCCAGTAACTGGAGCAGTAACTGTTGGTGGCCCATCATATAAAAGATCTGAGTATGGACAAGCAGATAAACCATACGCTAAATGGCTGCCATTTAATTATGGATCTGGAGTTCTTCCATCATCATTATCTGGACAAGGGGTTTCACCAAATCAAACATATAGGCCACAGTCTGCTCAATTTAGAACTATAGAAGAAGTTTCAAAACAAGAAAGAATAGCAAAAGCAGATGCTTCAATATTAAAGTTTAAGCAAGCACAAGAAAAACATAATAGACAAATTTCATTTTCAACAGCACAAATAGCAAATATTGAATATGGAATGTCTCAGGCATTAAGAGATAAAAATGGAAGAATTCTTGTTAATATTAATAACTGGGACAAAGGTACTGATGGTATTTGGAGAAACACAACAACCACCGAACAGGCAACAGGTAGAACTGCTGCCCGACTAAAAAGATATGATGAACTCGTTGCTTTAAGAACTGAAGAAGAAAGAAAACTTTTTGCCTCAGTTCAACTAGCAGAAAGATATCAGACTTCAATAGATAAAACTCTATTAAGAATTGATGGTATTTTAGCAGCAGATGAAAGAGAAAGAGCACTTAATCTAAAACTAGTTGAAGATGAACAAAAAGAACAAATGAGAATTAATGCTGCTGCTAGAAAAGAGGCTATTGCAAGAGAAAAGGCTGCTGCTATTGCTCAAAGAAAGCAATCAAATTCTGGAATTTTTGGTAATGCTGGAATGAATGCACTTATGGGTGTTAGCATGATGACTGGTCTAGTTGGTGCTACCGGCGCTCTTGGACAATTTAGCAACGCCCTAATGCTTGCCACAACTGGTCTTATGACTTTAAGCATTTTTGGTCCCGGCATAAAGACACTGCAAGGAAGAATGGGGTCTGCTGGAAAAGGATTTATTGAAAAAGGAAGACAGCCATTTTTGGCAAGTAAGATTAATGATGCTAGAATGGCAAGAGGTTCTTCACTCCCTATGCTTCAAGGTGCTGGTAAGATGGCAAAACTTGGAGGCGCTGCAAGTATGGGCCTTGGTGCATTAATGTCTTTTGCCAGCACTGGTTGGGGACTAGCAATTGTAGCAGCCATAGGTGGAATTGTTGCAGGATTTATTCTTATGCGAAACGCTGCTGAAGAAGCAAGAAAAAGAACAGTAGCAGCATTTAATGATCCGCTAAAAACAGCAGAATACTTTGAAGTTAAAATAACATCTATAACTGATCAAATGAAACAAATGAATATTGAAAAAGCAATGAAAACAAATGTAAGTAAAATTGATCAAGGACTTATAGATGCTGTTAAAGTTGATTATGAAAATCTTATAACTAAACTAAAATATTCAACAGCGACTGCTGGTGCAAGAGAACTTAGTATAACGTTCCAAAACATGTTAGCAGCAGGACTATCCTCTGAAAAGGCTAGAGCAGCAATTAAAGCAATATCAGTTGCTGCTGGAGTAGTTGGTGGTGAGGCGTATGCACAGGCTGTTGAACAAGGGCTTCTAAAAGCAACAGATCCTAAAGAAAGACCTGCGATGCTTATTAAGCAGTTTGGAGAACAAAATAATAAAGAATTAATAAGGCAATTAGAAAGTAGACTAAAAGTTCAGTATGATCTTGTTTCTGGAGTTGAAAGATATGGAGCAAATCTATTAGATAACTGGGCAGGAGCAACTTTATCTGGAATTTCTAGTGTAGTAATGAATACTATGAAAGGTATAGTTGGAGGACTTACTGGCGGTGCTGTTGATCTTGCAAAAGCCGGACCAGACTGGCTAACAAGATCATTTGATTATGATGAAATGCAAAGACAAATTAAAGCAAATGCTGATCTTCAAAGAGCAATTTCAGAATCGGAACAACAACTTCTTGAGGCTACAGATATTACAGCAACACAACTTGTTGAAATATCGAAACAACTTAATCTTATGTTTAAAGAAGCACCTAGAGAAGCAATAGATGCCTTCCTTCAATTAAAAGAAATGGCTCAGACTTCATCTGCTGTCCCATTTGAACCTAAAGCAATGCAAGATTTTGTAAAAGAATTAGATCCACTTAGTGGTCCAATCTTAGCAGGTCTTATAGCAACAGAAGATCAGGCTTGGAAGGTTGCTGAGGCACTAACTGCTGGATTGAGCGTTGTAGAAATTGTTTCTGCAATTGTAAAAGATGAACTTGACTATAGAATAAATGTATCAGTTAATTATAGAGAAGCAATGAATGCAATAGAAGATTTGAAAAAATCTTTAGAAGATTCTTTAGGAAAAGATATAACTGAAAAAATAGATCGTGTTAAAAATTCATTAGATACTTTGAAACAAGATAAACAAGATTATATAGATCAAAGAGCAATTGATAAGCAAGCGGCTGAAGATGAATATCAAACTGAACAAACTGAAATTGAAGATACTATTAAATTAATTGATAAATCTACAGCAAAATATGTTAAGAATCTTCAAAAGAAAAAGGCTGCCGATGACTTTTATTCCAGACAAAAACAAACTGGGCTTGGTGCTCTTGGTAAACTAGCATCCGGTGACATTTTTGGATTTATCATGGATAGACAGCAGATGGTTGCTGATGCCGCAAACTTTGCTTATGATCAGGAACTTTCAAAGATTGAAGATAGAAAGAATGCAAAAATTGATGCTTTGAATGAAGAAAAAGAATTAGAGTCAAGACTTCATCAACAAAAAATGGATGATTTTGATACCATAACTCAAAGAATTATTGATCAAAAACAAGAAACTATTGATGCTAAATCAGCAGAACTTGGAGAGTTAAAGACATTACAAGACTCATTTGATGCTGGAAGAATGCTTAGTGCTACAGAATTAAGTAAATTCTTAAAAGAAAAAGAAATTGCCCCAATAATTGCGGCTCAACGGGAAATAATTAAGAAGCAATTCATAGCAGAATATATGGCTGGAAAATCAAAAACAGAAGCATTTAAGAATGTTTATCCACTATTAAAACAATTGTTTCCTTTATCAGCAATCGAACTTTCTGGAATGTTAAGTCAAGGAGGAACAGAGGCTGCTTATTATCAGGGACTTCTTGGTATTACTAGACTAGCAGAAACATTTTCTACTAAAAAACCTCATCAAGCAGCGCCAGAAGATAGAAGGCGTGTATCTACAACAAAAATAATATCAAAAGACAATTTTAATCCTACAACCTTTTATGGTAAAAAAGTTATAATGGTATATAGAGATGGTTTTGGTAATGACTATTATCAAGATTATGTTTGGGATAAAAAACAAAAACAAAATATTGCAAATGGAGACCCAAGACCAGCACCAAGACAAGCGGCAGAAGGTGGCTATATTTCTGGACCGGGTACTCAAACATCTGATTCTATTCCAGCCCGTCTTTCTAATGGCGAATATGTAATTAAAGCATCATCAGTTTCTAAATATGGAAAAAATTTCTTAGATAATGTTAATGAAGGTAAATTAGGTTTTGGTAATGGTGGCTATATGATGCCACAAAAGTTTTATGCTGGTGGATTAGGAACAGCCGGAAAAGGTTCAGTAGCATTTGGTCAATCATATAATAGTAGTAAACTATTCCAATCAGAGGCTTTTCTTGGTGAGAGTGCTACTTGGTCACCATTCGCATATGATCTTATTAGTTTATACCATAGAGGTGCTTCATATAGAAAAGATGTTATAACTCCTAAAAAAACACAATTGCCTTGGCAGGCAAGAAAAACATTTAGAACTGGTGGTCTTGCTGGTCAAGATGGTGGTGGGTCAAACAGTCAATATGGAATGAGATACGATCCAACAAATCCAAATTCATTTAATACTAGTCAATTTAACACATCTGCTGGTAGTCCTGAGTTGGCTAATGCAATTTGGACTGGTCTAAGAACTGGCGCAGCAGGACTTTTCCAATCTGTTGTTACAGGAGATTTATCATCTCAAGATCCAGTTGCAAATTTTATTGGTGGAGATACTTATGCTAATATGACTCCCGGTGAAAAATCAATAGAAGCATTATTGGGAGCATCTAATTTTATTCCAATTCCCGGCATTGCTGGAATTAAAGCATTGGTTAGTGCTGGAAAAGTGGCTAAGTTTGCAAAGGCTGCTGGAATGGGACTTAAAGATTCATTAAGCCTTGGTAAAAAAGCATTTTCATCCTCACTTGCTTCCAATAGGGCAAGACTTATTGCTACAAGAGCAATGTCACAAAGTGGAAGATATGGTAAATCTAAAAAACGAAAAATTTATCATGACAAAGAAATTTTGCTTGATAAAGATTCATTAAAACAAATTAATAGTGAATTAATTCGTAGAGGAGACAGTGTAATATCAGCAAATGATCCTAATTTATATGATGAATCAACAAGAACATATTCCTATCCTGATGGAAATGCTATAAGGTTTTATATAGATCCAAATATAGTTGATGATTTTCCAGAAATAGAAAAACTTATAGTAGGAACTACTGATACGTTTGCTACAGGAGCATGGGGAGATATAACAGCAAAATACGCTAATTCATATGAAAAACCAGTCTACTTCATTGATAGAGCACAATATTACTCAATTGTAAAAGATGCATTATCACTTAATAGTCCTTCAGATGCAATACGTCTTATTGAAACAAAAAGAAATTCTTCAAAAGAATTTAGTGATTTAATTGATGCGTATATTGAGACGGATCTTTTACCTCAATATGTAGGTGTTGATCCAGATGATTGGGGCCGAAAGTTTCGTCAAATGGTTAAAGGGTCTGAAAAATTTGGTGGTTGGAACGCTGGACAAGATGTTTTTGATAACCCAACATTTTCTGGAACACAACTTAATTTTTATGATAAAAGAGGAAATCCAGACTTTAATGCATTATCAACGATGTCTCTATTTTCTCATGAAATGGGGCACGCATATGACTATGGAATAGGATATCAAAGTTTACTTAGTAGTGCTAAAAGAAAAAGAACTTCGGCAGCCACTGAAGTTACAGCAGAATCAAGCAGATTTGCTTTTGAAAATGAACTTAGACAAATTTTAGGTCTACCACCAAAAGCAAAAAGTATAACTTGGGATATGCCAATGGGACCATATAATCCCTTCAAGTATGGAGGAAAGCCGTATTCAGCAAGATCAACTGATAATGCTTATGATACTACATTGTTTAGATATAGTTATAGTACAAAAATGATAGATGCTCTTTTTAACAGAAATAGCAAGTATCTTTCTAGTGAATTAACTGGTACAAAATTTATAGAAATGCCTGATTATTCACTTGCAGATAAGTTGAGAATTATTGGTAACTTAGCAGTATGGACTGGAAAAGGCACAGCAGATTATTGGTCACATGGAGTATGGAAATATGGTAATAAGATAGAAAAAATTCGTGCAGCATTAGCATTAATAAGCGGATTTGGACTTCCAATTTATCATGCAGGAATTGCACTTGGTGGTAAAAAAGAAGATAGGCCCAATGAAGGAGAATTTAGTCCAGATCTATCAAAAATATTAAAGGCAAATGGTGGAATGATTTCTGGTCCCGGCACAAAACTTTCTGACTCAATTCCAGCAATGTTATCTAATGGTGAATATGTTATCAAAGCATCTTCAGTAGATAAATACGGAGTGCCATTTATGGATTCTCTAAATGCAGGAAGATTTATGGCTGGAGGAATGGCATCATCAATTAAGAAATATGCAGATGGTGGATATGTCGGATCATATGGATCATCAAATTATAATGATTCAAATTCTTCAATGTATAATATAACAGTTAACGCCGGATCAGTAAGCGATCCAGACAAGTTAGCAGAAATAATTGTATCTAAGATTAATTTTGAAAATTCAAGAAGGCAACATGCTAGGAGCATCTAATGACTACAATTGAAAGAAGATGGTTTAGACCTTCACTTATGGTTTTTACAGATTCTCAGCCTACACCAACCACAGCATCTATTGGAACATGGAATATTGGCGCAGTTGCCGGAACAGACTATATATTTGTAACTGACGATGGAAGAAATGAAATACAATTAGATTGTGACAGAATTGAATATAAAAAGAGAATGATTAATGGCAGAATGCGCTCTTATCATGTTGCAGATAAGATGAAGTTTTCTGTTTCTTGGGATAGACTACCATCAAATAAAAGTTACATTTCAGAGGTAAAAAATAACACTTCTGCTGCTTGGGCGGCGGGTAAAGAACTTCTAGAATGGTATAAAAATCATAATGATAGTTTCTATTTAATGCTTGTATATGATACACCGGACCCTGAAGGAACTGGTTCTATACCACTTAAATATAAAATAGAAACATATAATGTTTTCTTTGAGAATTTTTCATATAATATTATTCAAAGAGGTTCGCTTTTTGACACATGGAATCTTAGTTTATCGTTAGTAGAGGCATAAATGATATTAGACTATCCAGTACTAAGAGATATATTAAAAAGTTATGACACTGTTGTAAGCCAGCATCTTGTTGTAACTGAATGGAATATGAATCGTTATCAAAAAATATCTGATTATGGCATTTATGGCGGCGCTGGAAATGCTGCTAATATGACCTATTCAGCAAATGATACAAACATATTTGATGGTAAGACATTCTACATTTATGACGATAACTCAACTAAACTTTCTAATGAGGCAGAAACTTTTTCAAGCCTAGCATCAGTCTTTGAACCAGATAGGCCAGATCAGGGAATTATTCTACTTCAACAATCCAATTCTTTACTTATTGCAGATGATATTGCAGATTTGCAGATTGATAAACTAAATTCAGATAAACCAAGATATTATCCATTTAGCAAAAATAGAAAATATGACTACTTTAATTCTGGAAAAATTATTGACAATCTTAATCTTACTCAAGATAATAGATTAAAATATGCTGGTCAATCAACAGTGGACGGTGCAATTCAGTATGCAAACCCATTTGTTGTTTATGAAGAAACTTTTCCATGTAATAAAATTGTAATAAAGGTTCAAAATCATTTATGTGTTCCAGAAAAATACTATGTTGATATTCTTTCTACAAATGGATCAACTTGGACTCAAATCTACTCATCAACATCTTCTGCCGGATTCACTGACGGTACACTTGAACTCTATTATGATAATACTTCTACATGGTCAACCATAGTAAGAAGAGCAGACGATCTTGATCAGATAGAAACTCCCACAACTCAACTTAAACTAATTAAAGGTGTTCGGTTAAGAGTTGACAAGATGACAAAGATAACAAAAACTGTTAATGGAAAACAAAGATCATATAAGGGTAGTCTTGAATTAATTGAAATTTCACCAAGAATAGAGTATGATCTTACATCATATACAGAATCTTTTAATATAAACTCATCTATTTCTGATAGCGAGTATGGGCTTCCAGTAGGAGGTATTGTCACATCAAATGGTGAAATAACCTTATCAAATGATACAAAACAGTTTATGTTATCAAGTTATGCTTCAAAATATAAATTGTTAACACAAGATGTTGAATTTCGTTTATTTCAAAAAATAACTGACGAGGATACTTCAACAACATATACTGTTCCTTTAAAAGTTATGTATGCAGATAAATGGGAAGTTCAAGAAGAGTTTAATACCAAAGTATCATTGTCAGATAAAATGAGGCTTTTACAAGAAAAAAACGTTATGGATCTTGTTTTTGTTTCACAGGGTGGAACTAACTTCTCTGCAATTATATTAATGATATTAGATAATGTTGGAGTAACTGGATTTGAGTTTAAAAAATCTGGAGAGTCTAATGATACTGATATTAAAATAAAAAACTTCTTTTGTAATAATGAGAAAACAGTAACAGAGGTTTTAGATACTTTAGCAAAAGCAACTCAGTCTGCTATTTATATGGATGCTGTTGGAAACCTCAATGTATTGACAAAAGAAAGAATTTCAAGTAAAGTTTCAATGACTCAATCGGTTGATAATGTTACAGGCGGAACAGATTTTTGGATGGTGTTTGATGAAGAATACTCTCCAGCAGACAATGAGTATAGTTATGTATCATCATATAAATCTAATATTATAAAAAGTAATGATCAAAAAATAGATCCAGTTAGTAATGGAACAATAACATTTCATGACTATGGTGTTGCAAGAGTTTCAGCACAGAATCTTCTTGCCGAAGCGATTCCTAAAAAACTCCTCTCCGATTCTCCACAAACAACAATATCTACCTCTGGATATGACTATGCTTTAAGGACGCTTTGGTCACCGGGAACTGGAACAGACTCTGTTTTAGGTGCGGCTAATCTAGTAAAAGATATGAATGCATCTAAACCAAAAGATTTATTTAGTGGATTTACAGTAAATGCTCCTGATTATAATTCAGCAATAAAAAAGTTTTATGATAATGCAGTCGCTGCGGCTAAAAGTGGAAGTGCAACAAAATTAGAAAGCATGATGATCTATTTAGATAGAAATGAAATCTATACATTTGGAAATCAGGCCGGTTTTATTATGATAGATAATGAAATAATAGAATACTATGGAATACTTTATTCAATTAACGGCGAAAACTTAATTATGTTTAGTCCAGAAGAAGTTAATGAAAAGGTTAACTCTTTAACAAAAAGATCTTCTGTGACTCCAATCGCCCTAGTTGTTAAGTTACGATTGAATGCTGTAGAAAATGACGATGATGATTACACCTATAAGATAATTTCTGACGGTCGTGCGGCTATGAATACCGATATAAGAAGGCACGTTTCATTCAATAAGTCTGTAACTGCAAGCGATGTTGATCCAGAGAACAAGTTTAGCCTATTGATAGGTGAAAAGAAAAATCTTAGAAAGCCAGCAAACTTTAAAGTATCAACCTTCTTTGATTTTAAAGACTATAAAAGATTTGATAGAATTAAGAAAAGATTAAATCTACCAAAACAAAGTTATAGATCATATGTTGGACAACTTAAAATTGCTGGGCCAAAATCACCAGCCGATGATAGAAAACCTCTATCAGCATCAACAGATGCACTAGTGTATGAAAGTATGCAAAAGATAAATAGAAAAGTTAATAAGTGGGTTCCCGGTTCTGGAAGCACCAGTTTTGACCCATATGTTTATACATACGGACAAAGATATATTTATGGTCAGATTTTTGATTTAAATTTTCAACCGGGTATTGTTGCAACAACAATGAAACTATATTCTGGAATTGAAACAGATAAAAAGAATATAAATCAAACATCAACAAATTCTTGTATCGCTGGAATAGGATTTGCTCTTAAGTATAATACAGATCCAGATACTAATGAAAGAATCATTAAATCTGGATACTTTGTTGAAGTTGAATCAGCAGGATCAAGTTATAGAGACATTGAAAAGGTAAATAAAATTCAAAGTTTAAGATTTTATAAACTTGAAGAAAAGGATGGAATTCTTGCTCCAAAGGTTCTTGGAACTGCGGCTGTTAAAATTGCCCCAGTAACAAATTCTAATATTCAATTTATATCAACTGATAGCATTCCGCTTGATTCTATATTTAATTTAGAAATAAGAATCAAAACAAATGCAAATAATGTTGAATTTGATGTTTATTATGGTAGAACTAGTATTACAAACAATAATCCAATAGTTGATAAAGATGTTAATAAAACTAATTTTTGGGATGGTGCCAAAAATGTATTTTTATTTGTTAGAGATGATTCTCAAGCAATGTTTGAAAATGTAATTGCTGTATCTAAAGCAATATATACTGGATCAGATAATAGTTATTTTAATAATAAAAATGAATTTATAGAAACAATAAATGAGTCTTATCAACAAGGTAAAATATCACAAGGCTCTGTATCAGCAGAAAGATATATTCTTTTCAATGATCAAAAAATAAAAATGTACTATAACGATTTTGCTAAACTTGCTAGAGAAGTAAAAAAGTATACTCCTAGATATCAGTCTCCTGCTTTATCAGCAAGAATTATAGATATTTCAAGAATTAATCCACAATATATGATTTTAGATTATGAATTTAGTTCATTTGGTGCAGAAATTGTGGTGGCTAATACATCAACAACTGCTATAGCAATATCTGCCGATGATAACCTTCCTCTATATTTAACTGGAACTCAAATTGAAGAACTTTCATCTGGTAATGTAACTTTAAAAGACTACTATGCAAAAATTGATGACGACGGTAAGAAGGTTACTGATCTTCAATATAATAAATCTGTTTATGGAGAAAAAACTTTTACAATAGATAGTATTTATATTCAAGATAGAATTCAAGCCAATGAACTTGTCAAGTGGATAATGGATAACTGTTCAAGAGAACGTCTAAAATTTACTTTAGAGATATTTCCAAATCCATTGTTAGAACTTGGTGACAAGGTTAAAATATATTCTAAAGATAGAGGATATCTTCAGTCTAATGATGTATTTGGTAAAAAGACATTTGTTGTCTCTGAAATAAATCATTCAATTAATAGCAGTGGTCCTAGTACTACAATATCCATTGTTGAGGTAGGTGTTATTTAATGGCTGTTATTGTTGCTCCGTTAATTCCGGCCAAGAAAAATAGTAACGAAAGACTTCCTTCTGTAAGAATGAATATATCTTCAAATCAGAATGTTCCAGAAACTTCTGATGAACCTCTATCAATGCCCAATCTTACTGATCGTATTATTGAAGAGGTTGAAAGATTAACTTTAGAAATTATTAATGAAACTAAAACTCTTATTACTAGTGGAGTTAACTATAAAAGTGTTAATTATATAGAAGAATCAGACATTGAAAATCCCAAATCGGTGGATGGAATAAGAGAAATATTTAATCAGATGGTTCAGGCTATTCAAGATAGTTTAAATCTTGGGAATGAAAACAGTGAGAATTATGATTACCTAGAATATTTAAAGTTGTTTAACGTGAGGTATAATAATGGAGAGCCTGAAATAACAATTAGTTTAAATCTTATTGAATTTAATAAAGATGATGTTGAAGTTGTTAATGTAAAAATTGATAGGAGTAATTAGTCCAGTGAAAAATGACATAGTTGGAGTATATAGATTTTATCTCGGAAACGAGTTAATCTTAGAACAGAAAAATGCCTTCACTACTGCTGGACGTTCTATTGCTATAAAGTCTTTACTTGGCATTATTCCTAATTTTGTTAATTCAATAGCCTATGGTATAGATAAAACTGCAAACGTTTTTAATTCAGCATCCACTCTTATTACAAATAATAGTTTAGGATTTGAAATTGGCAGGACTCCGGTGGTAGGTAATTCCTTTTCATTGTCTGGAGCAAATGATTCATTAGTCTTTGCTGGAACAATCGTAGATGGTTTTCAGTATGAAATTAACGAGGTGGCAATTTATCCAGCAACAAATTTAAATAATGAAATAAATGTTGATGGTGAAACTTTAATAAACTTTGATACAATTGATTTATTTTCAAAATATGGAACTGCTTCAGCAGCACAGTTAACATTAACTTCAAGTGCTCGGATAGGCAATCAAATGCTTAGCCTACCAACAACTGGAAGCGCCTCTGACTATCTTGAACTTGTAACAGACAATAGTACATTAGCATCAATATCAAGATATTCGTCTGAAGACGTGTTTAAACTAGCAATGATAAATCAGTCATCTAGTGTTGCCGCCAGCGTTTATTTTAGATTCTATACAGATGATTCAAACTATTACACACTTCCAGTTGTGAGTTCTTCTCAGTCAGGATATCAAATAGTTCAGGTAACAAAAGCATCAGCACAAACAACTGGCACTCCAGATTGGAATACTATATCAAAAGTTAGACTTTGGAATTCAAGCACTCAAACAGTTTTATTAGATGCAATAAAAATTGATGTAGGTTCATATGCTATAGATACAAACTTTGGAATGATATCTAGAGCAGTTCTGGCTACACCAATAGTGAAGCCAGCCTCAATACCACTAAACATACAATACTCTTTGATAGTGAATTTTGATGGTGGTGTGTAGTGCCAGAAAAAATATCAATATCAGGTGATGGTAAAAGCACATTAATGCCAAAAGATAATGTTCAATTTAGAATTAAAACTTATCTAGGTTCTACACAGACTTCTACCTTCCTTGAGTTTGATGTTCCAGCATGGCCTTCTTTAATAACAAAAACTGGATTGACATATGAATATGTAACAAGAAATATTGATGTTTTTGATGAAAACTCTGAATATAACATAACCAACTATTTAGTTGGAACATTCAATGCTAATTATGAAAGACTTACTTTAAAACTACAGTCTACTCCTTCAAAAATTAAAGTTGGCGACGATGTTTTTATAACTGCCAGCAGTGGTGCTCTTGCTCCAATAAATGGAAATACTCTTAAAGTTATTCCATCAATTAAAAGCACAAAGGGTGAAAAGTATATAGACTTGAAAGTTTCTGCCAGCGTCTTTTCAGTTGGAGCAAAAGGATCTGTTACAGCATCTGTAAACTCTATAAAAGAGGTTAAATCAACTAAAACAGTTAGAGATTATACAATTAGATTAAACGGCGGTAGCAATTCTCTTCAATCATTTATGTATAATGATTATGTAAGAGATGTTTTAGTATTTGGAGTTTCTACAGTTTCTACAATCAATATGTCAAATAAAAAAGAAAGTCCAATATATATAATTAAACCATCTGGACCGGGGACTCCACTTATAGATAGGGCAACCGCTCCACCCTACTCTGATATAACACAGTTTTTAAAGAAACCAGCAACTGTTTTAACAACATCTCTTCTAGATAAAAATATTGCTTTAAAACTTTATTGTGGAATAGCAAGATATAAAAAAGTTGGGGAAAACTGGTCTGGAGAATGGCTACAAAAAGATGATAAAGGTCTTGCTATTCTTGCTGAAGCAAAGGCTAAGGGTACTTAAAAATGGATAACATTTATAACTCTAATATAGAAAATACAGATTTAGGAAAAATATCAACCTATAGAGATACTGCTGATAATCTTAGAATTAATGAAAGACAAATTTCATCATCTAATTTTGATGGTTTTGTTCCAATAATAACTGCAAGCATTGCAGTCGGTAATATAAAAGAGGGACAGTATCTTTCACTAACTAGCGGATCTTCTGTTTCAATATATCCTATCGTTTCTATTGAGTCAGAAAATCCAGACTTAGAAGATACCTATACTGGCAAATATACAGTTTATTATCTTAAAGATAATGAATTAGTTACTGCATCTTATTCTTCATCTGCTGCTATGGTTGTTGTTAGTTATGAAAATTGGGATGACAAAGATATTGGATCTAATGGTTGGCTAATCACTCAAGAAGGAAATGCTGTATTTTCAAACGTGGCGGTGCGAGGTGAACTAGAGGCCACCACCCTTGACGTTGGTGGAGCAAATGGTATAACATATAATGGTTCAGCAGTAGTTATTGGAACCGGCGTTACTATTTTAGGAACAACAACCACAGACTCTCTTTTAGTTGGAGCATCTCCAAATATTCTTAAAATATCTGCATGTCCTAATGGTGTGGCTGGCGAAGATGGTATTTTTATTAGTAGTGCTAACTATTGGTATTCAACAGGAAAGTTTAGTCTTGGTGGTCCACAAGGTATTACATTTAATAGTGGATCAGTTATTGTTGGAACTGATGTTTATGTAAATGCTAATGTAACGGTAAATGCCTTGACTGTTGGCGCCTCACCAAATCTTTTGAAAATATCTGCATGTCCTAATGGTGTTTCTGGAGAAGATGGTATATATATAAATGAATATAATTATTGGTATACTGACGGAAAATTTGGATTTGGTGGTGCCGCTGGTTCCGCTAAATGGACAGGATCTGCTTTATCAATAACTGGTAATATTAATGCTACCTCTGGATCTTTTAGTGGAGATATTACAGCAGCAGCAGGTAGGTTTACTGGATCTGTGACTGTTAGTTCAGGTGGAAAGTTTATTGCAGGAACTCCAACTAACGGTGTAGTTCTTGATGATACAGGATTAACTGGATATAATGCCGGATTGCAAATGTTTAATATTCCTACTACTGGATCGCCAACTTTGGCTGGATTCACTGTAATTAATACTGGAATAACTGGATCTGGAACATATGCAAATATTGTTGCTGGAACTACATCTAATAATATTACTATCAAAGGTGATAGAGCAACAAGTTCTGCTATGATTTTTACTACAATTAGTGGAACTCCTACAACATATTCATCTGGAGATGGATTCTATATAGATGAACTTGGAAGATTTAGATTTGCATCATCTTCATCTAATTATGTTAGTGGAAGTGCAGGAAATGTTACTGTTTCTGGAGAAATTATTGCTAATAAAGGAAGTTTTACTGGACATATTTTATTTGGTCCGACCGACCCCTCTGATCTTTCTGCAATAGGATATAATCTTAATGATAATCCAGCAGCACAGCCAAGTGCCAGTGGTACAGAATATGGATTTAAACTTGATGCGTATAATTATTGGTTTAATAAACAAGTAAATTCAGATACAAATAATATTTTTCTTTTAGCAACAACTATTGGAGATGATTATTTAGAACTTGATGATTTTGGAACATTAACGTTTCAAGCAACTGGTGTTTTAAATCCCGGCTCAGAATTAGGTGGATGGACCGTTGGAAATGGAATTCTTTATACTGGCACTGGAACAACTTTTAATGCTATAAGTGCTGGTGATTCCGGTGGAACTTATCAAACAAATACTATAGCAATAAGTAAAATGATAATTGATGATGAATTCTATACATATTTTGATCCTAATTTTACTAGTGATAGAGGAAGATATTCTACATTTTATTTAAGATGTTTATATACCAGCATTGATCCATCATATACAAGTGATGATTTTGATACTGTTAAACAACTTCTTAGAGGGTCTGAAATAACATTTAGTGGTATAACTGGTGATGGTTCATCATTAAATACTTCTTTAAGTTTTAAAGTTTCAGAAGTTGTTAGTGGATCTTATTCGCTAGATGCAGTATCAAGCAGTTATACTGTTGGTGGACTTACTGGATCTGATAAAAGAGTTACACATTATCCTACATCAGCATCCTATTTTACTATTTTAATTTATGGTGAAGATGCCTCTCCTTCTCCAGTTTATACTGGTAGTACTCAAATTAATAGTTCAACAGCATATGCACATGACCCATCAGTAACTGAAAGTATTAGTGGTGCTGTTGTTATAAAAGGAGATTTTGAAGTAACAGATGGATCTTTTACTTATACAACATTTGCAAATACTGGAACTAATGCTTTTCTTTGGGCTGGTGATGAAGATGTTAATAATGCTTTATTTAAAGTTGAAAATGACGGAACTTTAACAGCGCAGGCCGCGAACTTTACTGGAACTATTGACTTTAGTGGAACAGATTTTAGACTAACATCTAGTGCAACTGGTAAGCCAGATATTGTTATAACTTCAACATTTGATAAT